TCAGCCCCTAAAACTAAAGCGGATTACAAGAAAGCCCCTAAAACCAACACTGACGAAGAGTAGGTAAAGTATGGCTACACTAGTCTTAGATGTGGCCGACTTCCGCGAGAAGTTCCCACTATTCGCAGACCCTATAAAGTATCCAGATTCCACCATAGAGATGTGGTGGGATGTGGCTACTTGCATTGTGTCAGACGAAGATTATGGCTGTTTAAGCGGTAATTGCCGCCTGTATGCTATCTATCTATTGATGGCTCATATTGGCATGATAAACGATGAAATAAACTCTGGTAATACCCCCGGATATGTAGCCAGCGCCACCATTGACAAAGTGAGCGTGAGCCGTATGACCCCGCAAGAGGTTAACAGCTTTCACTTCTGGCTTAATCAAACCCCATTCGGTCAGCAGTTACTCGCCTTGTTGAAGTCGTTTTCTGTTGGCGGTTTATATGTTGGCGGCTTACCTGAGCGAGCATCATTTAGGCAAGTTGGCGGTCGTTTCTTGGCATGAAAGTAAAACGCAAAAGTAATCCGGCTTTTGATAAAGCGATTAAGCAGCTAGACAAGGCTAAAACAGCGCGTGTTGGTTGGTTTGAGTCTGCGCAATATAAAGACGGCACGCCGGTTGCTTATGTTGCTACTATTCAAGAATACGGCTCACCAAAAAACAAAATCCCACCTCGACCTTTTTTCCGAAATGCTATCGAAGCTAATAAGCAAGAGTGGAAAGGAATTGCTAACGAATATGGCAAGCACATCGTAAACGGTAAAGCAACGATAGATCAGGCAATGGAAGCTATCGGCTTGGTTGCTGCTGGTGATGTTAGAAAAAGCATATCAGAAATTATGGAGCCGCCACTAGCAGAAAGCACAATCAAGACAAGAAACAAGCGCGGCAATACTAGCGTTAAACCTTTGGTTGATACCGGCTACATGGTTTCCACAGTAACGAGCGTAGTTGAATGATTCCCGGTGTTAACCTATTAAAAATGGCTCAGACTGTAATAGCTAAGCAGCCCTTTACTTATTACAAAAATGCCGGTCGAACAAAAAACGCGATAGGTAACTTTGTACAGAGCTTTGAGCCCGGCGTTGAAATGTGGGATACCGTGCAACCCATACCGCAAGCCGTAATACGTCAAATGGGCTTACCTATGGAAAAAAACTATCTAATAGTCTATACGTCTACGGACATGCGCACGCTCGCACGCGGGGGGTCTAGTGATGAAATCGAGTTTGATAATAAGCGTTGGAAAGCCCTAGAGTCTAATGACTGGGTATCTATTGACGGCTGGGAAGGTTTAATCTTTGTGGAGCTTCCCATTGGCAACTGATAACGAATTGTTTGCAATGTTGGTTGGCTGGATTGAGGCAGAAATGGCACTCAAGAGCATACCCTTATCGGTGGAAAAGAATTATCAGGCCACTATTCAACCGGTTGACGTTGATACCGCGAATGGTCAAGGCGCACAACTTTTTTTGCATAAATTGCGAGACCACCGCTACGGCTCAAAGAAAATAGACGACATCTACGACAGTGGCACCGGTCTCTACAATGAGGGAACTATTCAGCAATACGAAACGGCTTTCCAAGGCTCAACACTGGTACGCCAAAACCCGGCAGACGTTACCAGCTTGACCGCATCCGATGTATTAAACGAAGTCGCTGAAATATTGCAAAGCCCTCAAACACAAGACCACTTTTGGAAAAATTACGAAGTAGGAATAGAGCGTGTTATTGATTTGCCATCCACTTATATTGTGGATGATAGCGATCAGTTTGAAGAGAGTCCCAATATGGAATTCACACTTACCCATAAAAGAGTTACAATCAGACAAGTTCCGGCTCTTGATACGTTTGAAGCACACACATACCCGGTATAACAGGAGAAAAGCATGGCTATTGCATTTACTAAATACGTGGACATCGTAAGCGGTGTTGGCGGCGTTGGGGGTGTATCTCAGCGTGAATTAATAGGGCGAATTTATACCTCGAATGCGCTGGTACCTACGGGTGGCGCGTTAGAGTTTACCGAGTTGCTAGAAGTAGCTGAGTTTTTCGGCACAGCTTCCGAAGAATATCAACGAGCCTCTTTTTACTTTGGGTTTGTTTCTAAGAATATTACTCAAGCTGATAAAATCTCGTTTTCGTTCTTTTCAGGCTTGGCCACGGCTCCGCTTATTTATGGCGGCACTGAAGGCAAAGCGGTTTCAGACTATACCGGCATTAGCGATGGTCAATTGCTTTTGACTATGGGCGCTGTAACGGTAGAGCTTACCGCTTTAGACTTTACTACAGCGGCTAGCCTTTCTGATGTTGCTACCGTAATGCAGACTGCTGTACAGGCGGGCGATGCTTCGGCTTTATGGTCGGGTGCCACAGTAACCTATGACGCGGTTCGAGGCTCTTTTAATCTGGTAGGTGGTGATACTGGTGAAGCGGTTATTTCTACCGCGCCGGCCACGGGTGGCACTGATATGCGTTCTTTGTTGGGCTGGGTAGATTCTGGAATTATTACCAGCACTGGCGCTTTGTTCTCTGACGGTATCGACGCGGCTACACCGGTTGAGGCGCTGACTACCTCAGTCGACCAGTCTAATAACTTTGGTAGCTTCTTGTTCCAGCCTTCTTTAACGCTGCCTGAGATTGAAACTATCGCAGAGTGGACAGACGCGCAAAATGTGCGTTTTATTTACTGTGTGCCGGTTGATTCAGCTACGGCGGCTACCTATTACGCAGCACTTCAAAACAATGGCGGCACCGCTGTTACATTGTCCGAAACTGCTAACGAGTACCCCGAAATGGTGCCGATGATTCTGCTGGCCTCTACCAAGTACAGTCAGCCTAACTCAGTACAGAACTATATGTATCAGGTGTTTGATTTAACCCCAAGTGTTACAACCACGACAGACTCAAATACTTATGACGGTATTCGAATCAACTACTACGGCCAAACACAAAACGCGGGGCAGTTTGTCGAGTTTTACCAGCGCGGCAAACTAATGGGGCAAAGCACCGACCCTATCCCGATGAATGTCTATGCCAATGAGATTTGGCTAAAAGATGCCATGGGTGTGGCGCTGCTTAACCTGCTGTTAGCTCTTCCCACATTGCCAGCCAACAAAAAAGGCCGAGCGTCTGTTATGACTACGTGCCAGAGCGTTATTAACCGCGCTCTAGGCGACGGCAAAGGAAATGGTACTATCAGTATAGGCAAGGTGCTAAACGACACCCAAAAGGCTTATATTGGAACCCTGACTGCTGACTCCTTAGCATGGCGGCAAGTTTCTACGCTGGGCTATTGGTTAGATGCTTATATTCAGGAATTCGACAACGCGGGAACCACTGACTATAAAGCGGTTTATAAACTTGTTTACGCCAAAGACGATGCAATATTGAAAGTCGAAGGCTCTCACATTTTAATCTAGGAGGTTAACATGGCTGATATTTCCGGTTATGGATTTAGGCTTAACTTGGTGGCTAGCTCCACTTTTCCGGCTGGTATTGATATTACTCAGGCGGCTGACGATGCTGACCCCTTTGATATTCCATCAATACAGATTGCTGATAAAGCCAAAGGTGTTAACGGAGATCTAATTACATGGGCAACCGCTAACCCGATAGATATTACTATTGCTGTTATTCCCGGCAGTATTGACGATCGAAACTTGTCGGCATTGGCTCAGGCTAATAACCCGGCGGCGGGTGGTGAGTTACAAAACGACGAGATTACATTGGCCTGCATCTACCCCGATAACTCTACTGTGAGCGGTTTGCGTGGTGCTATTACTGACTTCACCCCCGGTAAGTCTATTTCTAGTGCCGGTCGCCAAAAGACTAATACTTATGTATTTGCATTCGAGCAAATCCAAGAAACGCAATCAATACCAAGTAGCGTAATTAGTCTTTAAATCATAAAAAAGAGGGGGGATTATGAGTTTTATTAAACCGAAAGAGGTGACGCTAACCAGCCAAGATAACGAAGAAATAACTTACATTATTTCCAAGTTTGATGCTGAGTCAGGCCGTGAGATTATTACGCAATATCCCACGACCGGCGCACCAAAAATAGGAGACTATACTCAAAATAAAGAGCTATGCCGAAAGCTGATGAAATTTGTAGCAAGGGTTAGCAACGATAATCAAATTGTTTTAGAAACTCCCGACCTGATACGCAACCACGTACCAGACTGGGAAGTACTTGCAAGATTAGAGGCGGCAATGTTCGAATACAATTGCTCTTTTTTTCAGAATGGCAAGACCTCTACTTTCTTCGAAACTATCGAGCAGAAAGCAAAACTGTTGATTACCGAAATGTTGACCCATTTCTCGGAACAATCATCG